GGTGGCCCGGTGGATTTGCGTGCCTTGGGCCGTGAGCGTGCCAGCCCCACTGAGGTCGGCTCTCCCGAGCGCTTCACCGCCAACCGCACCGAGCGCTTCCAGCGTCCCGGAGGCGCTGAGGGCGGCTTGTCCAGCCCGCGTGACGGACGCGTCGACGTAGCCACGCCCCCAAACCCAGCCATCACCCCAGAGGAGCCCGCTACCATACTTGATTCTTTGGCCGACCACGCCCCTCCCACTAAGCGAGGCAGCACCGGCATGGGCTGACGTGGCACTAGCGGTAGCCACCAGAGTGCCCGACCCGGACAGGCCCGCAGCCGCCGGTCGTTGGACGCCGCCTACTGCTGACGCGGAGCCCGACCCGCTCAGGACGGCAGCACCCGTGAGGACAAGCGCAGCGACTGCGCTCGCGACGCCCGAACCGGCCAGGGCCGCGATGCCCCGAAGGACACGGGCTCCGGCTGCTGTCGCCGTGCCGCTGCCGGACAGAGCGGCCTGGCCGAAGTGTGCCTTCGCGCCGACTGCTGTCACTGTGCCCGAGCCCGACAGCGACGCTGCGGCAACCTTCGTGACGGTCGCCGAGGCGGTCAGCGTCCCCGAGCCCGAGATGGCGGCGGCGCCTACCTCCGATACCCCAGACCATTCGACGTTCAGCTTCGCGGCGTAGAGCGGGTCTGTGTCGTAGGCGTATGCCCGACGCTCGGCCCAGACGCCGCTCTCGATACCCTTGACGATGACCTGCATCGCCTGGCCGGACGCCCATCCCTGACGGTTGACGAGCGCCTGGACGATAGCCGAGATGTCGGTCGACCAATGCCAGGCGTCCGCCGTCCAGCCCTCAACGCCGTTCCAGTTGACCAGGGGTAGCTTGGGGCGTGAGACGTAATCCACGTAGGAGGCGAGGGCATCGGAGTCGTCTTCCGCGCAGCCCTCGACTCGCAGATCGACAGCGGTCGACTCCGTGTATTGGGCCTTGAACTGTATCTTCGCCGCCGTCACGTTCGCGCCCTGCGGGACGTTGACGGCCGCCCAGCGCCACCAGCCAAAGATGTCCTTCCAAGCCCCGTTAGGCGGAAGGACATCCTTACGCCCGATGTCCATGTAGGTGGTGGAGTTCGTCCAGGTTCCACCCATAGGGAACAGCTCGCCGTCATCCACGGCGGCGGCAACCTGCACAGTGAGCCCCACGTCACCGGCCGCCACAACGGTCCCGCTCCCGGATAGGGAAGCAGCGCCGTAGACGGTTGGAACGCCCGGCCAGTGAACCGCCAGGTCGTTGAATCTGTAGACCTGGAAGGGAGAGACGCCATAGAGGGAGACGACCAGCTTGTCTGCATCCGGCGCGAAGATGATTTCGGATGCGTACGGGACGGTCACGCCCGCCACGGAGTAGACCACCACCGTGCCATCCGAGATCTTCACGCGCGAAATCTTGACCGGATTTGAGGCACTCCACGCCACCCAGATGTAGGTTCCGCCTGGGTCTTCGAAGCACCCAAGAGAGGTGGCGTTGCTCGGCCCGACGGTCATGAGGGTCTGAGCCGCCAGGTCGGTCTTCGAAACCTTGATCACCCAGCCGCTGCGACCAGCTATATACCCGGCTTCAGGGGGCAGCCAGATGTACCCGGTGGAGAGGGCAATATCGTCGGAGAGCGTGGGCGCTGCTGTCGCTTCGTAATCTTCCTCCGCCAAATCCGAAGCGGCGAGACGGTAGATGTACCCGTTGATGGTGGTACAGAAGACCTTCCCAGTTTCGGCATCGTAGCGCAGCGCATGGATGTAGTTGTCGCCCAGGTTGGTCAACAGTCGCGAGGCAGTCACCACCCCATCGCTGATCCGCACCTTCAGCACATATCTAGTGGGGGTCCCGACATACAGGTAGGTGCCGTCGCTGTCGATGCTCTCGCCCGCCCCATAGCCGCCCAGGTTCCAAGAGCCGACCAGGGATGGCGGCGAGGTGCTTGTGGCGAAGCGGTCTATGTAGCTATACGTGGCATCTGCCGTCGCCACGTAGACCGTGCTCCCCACGACAACAAGGGCAGGGGCCGTCAGCCTGCCCGCCGCGCCGGTGTAAACGCTGTAGGCCATCGTGGTCGGGTCAAACCGACACAACTTGTAGGGTGTCGTTTTGGTGGAGATGTAGGCCTTGTCGACGCCGGATGCGTAGCCAGAGCCGTGCGGGGTGTTCTCCCCAGACGCCATCGTGAGCAGGATCGTGTCGGGGTCATAGCAGGCTGCTGTCAGCGTGCCGCTGCCCGACAGGGTCGCAGAGGGCTCCGGCGGAATGAGGGTGCATTCCGCCTGCATCTCGCACATTCGGTCAGCGTTGCTACTCCGCAAGCTGACCATCTTGACGTAGCGGCCCGTCTTAGAGAACGCCCCCGACTCCTGCCAGCCCGACCCCGCGTTGAGAAGCCCTTCCCAGACAGAATCGCCCCAGCTATCGACCGAGGTGCTGACATAAACAGTTGCCCCGGAGGTGCCGCCCCAGCGGTTGCCTGCCGCCACCGTCTGGTAGAGCTGGACCTTGGATACGACCTTCGCGACGCCGAGGTCGAAGATGATCCAGTGGTACTCGGCCGTGACGTGCGCCCACATGGTCGCGGTGTCACTGTCGATCGTGAGGTGATCGTAATAGGTGGTAGTCTCCCCGCAGACGGAGTGGATGGCGGTCGGGGTAGTCCAGTCGGCCAAGACGCTACTCCTTCACCGGCTTTGCCCAGATCACAGGCCCGCCCTCAAACCCGGCCTCCTTCATCGCCGCCACGTACTGCTCGCCGCTGTTGTAGTGCATCGGTTGCGCCGCGTGGTCGCCGAACCTGTTTACCGCCCGCACCTGGCCGCCCGGCCGCAGCGCGTCAAACATCTGCTTGGCGAACATGGGCAGCGTGTCCGGGTGCAGGTGCTCCATCGTGTCATTGGACACGATCACGTCTAGCCCCTCCAGTTCCTCCAGGGACGTGTGGACGGTGATACCCTTAGCCCAATCTTCGTGCCGCTTGAACCGCCACTCGGCGAAGTCTCGCTGCGGGCTGGGCAGGTCGACATAGGCCACCTTCGCCCCGCGGCGGGCCAGGGAGAGCGCCAGGCTCCCGATCCCGCCGCCGAAGTCGGCTACCCGACCACGACAGCGCAGCAAGACCGTAACGTCGTGCCAGAACTGAGGCGAGGTGTTCCACAGCACGAGGTCAGCGATGTACGCCTGCTGCTCGCGGTAGAACTGATCCACCTCTTCCGGCGTCTCGGGCTTCCGCTCGCGCCACTCCTGGGCTATCGTGTCGTTCGGGTTCTCCGCGTTCTGCAGGTCAAGGATCAGTTGCGCCAGCGGCTTCTGCCAGTAATCGGCCAAGTCGCGCAGCACGAGCTTGCGTTCGTCGTCGTTGTCGAGCCGCTGGGCCACATCGGCGAGGCGGTACTGGTAGGTGCCCATGTGGCCGATGTCGAGGCTCATGTCCATCCAGCACTCGATCCCGGCCTGGTAGCAGCGCTCCCCGAACGCCCAGTCCTCGCCGAAGTATTCCCATTCGCCGTTGGGGTGCTGGAACGGAAGCGGCTGAAAGATGGGCCAGAAGCCCGTCGTCACGGCGGCGGTACAGAAGGGCTGATCAAGGATCAGCCTCTCGATCGCCTTGCGGTGGATGGCCAGAAAGCCAGTACCCGCGTAACGCACCAGCCGCGGCGGCTGCTCAGGGCCGAACGCCAGCGGGGCCTCGTCGCCGTCCAGCAAGCGGACGGCGGGCCATCCCTCCTGGGCTCTCCGGATGGGATACCCGCCGCCCGCGACAGCCTTCTTTTCCCGCGCCAGGGCCACGACCCGCTCCAGGTCGTCGGGCGTGAACACCATGTCCGCGTCGACGAACACCATCACGTCCAGCTTCTTGTGCTGGCGCAGAAAGTCGGACGCGGCCATCGACCGCGCCCGACAGATCAGCGCGTCGTTGTAGTAGCGCAGCAGGACGTAATGGCCGGTCTGCACCGCCCGCTCGATGCAGACCATCGTCGCCGCTTCGAGGGAGCGGTAGATGCAGACAGCCAGGACCGCAGTCGGTTTCACCGACCGCTTCACCATAATCTCCTCCTAGTCGAGCTGGACTGGGGACACCTTAAAGTTCAGCCCATATCACCCTGTCACGCAAGCGAGATGTCAAGGTCTCCCGTCGGAATCTTGAACGTGTCGCCGCTCGCCACGGTCTTGGATGCCGTGAGCGCCCCATGCCAGAGCATGTTCCCGCCGGTGGTGGCGTCCATGATCGCGATGTGCGTGACCGTGCCCCAGTCCGCCGTGGCCTGCGGGAACGTCACGTCGGCGTCGTTGCTCGTGCTGCCACCCGACGCCGCCGTGAACACCACGTTCACGCGGGCGTAGGCGCCGCCGCTAACCTCGGCGGCCACGTTGCCGGTGTCCGTCGGGTCAGCCGTGAACAGAGCGAGCTTGCAGTAGGAGGGCTGCCCATAGGCACCGCCCACCTTGAGCGTGTGGTCCAGCAGCTCGTTCTCCAAGAAATCCGTTATGTTTCCGGCCATCGGAACCTCCTCCAAATGGAAAGGCCCCGCTTACGCAGGGCCGTCTAGCCGATTTGATCGCTTAGTTGTTAGGTGGTCACCCAGGCGGTCGCGCTGCCGGGCATCCTCCAGTTGGTGCCGTCACTGACGTTTAAGCCGTTGTCGCTGCTGTTGTAGATCACATAGCCCGCGCCGACGCTGGCCGCCGACGGCCTGGTGGCGTCGGAGTAGATGGGCGGCATGACGCTTCTGGGCGTGTGATCGATCGGCGACCGCGCGCGATGGGCGTTCAGCTTGTCGTCTATGCGACCATCGATGTCCAGCGGGTCGCGTGGCATCACACTTCCTCCACCTTCAGCGTCACCGTGCGCTTCTTGCCAAGTTCCTCAAGGTCTAGGCCGATCCCCTCAATCCAGCAGTTCGTGTCGACGCCGAGGGAATGGGCCTGCCAAGTATTGATGAGCCGAACCTGGTCACGGATGTCCAGCGCTCGCAGCAAGGCCCAGTAGGCATCGGAGTCTGAGTCGATCGTCAAGGCCGTGCGGAAAACCATGTCCGCGCGCTTGTTTCCTTCCGCGATGGCCGTGTCTCTCACGATGTCCGCTGTCTCCAGGTCGAAGGGCATATCGAGCGAGAGTTCCCGGTCGACGAACTGGACCGCGTTGGGGGGCTCGTATTCGTAGACGGCCTCGCCTCCACCGGAGATCACTGTGACGGGGAGCCCCTCTACATGGAGGTCGGTGATTGTCCAGTTGACCGCGCCGGCGTTGGTCAGAAGGATTACCCCGCCGTTGGGCGTACTGGATTCCCAGACTGCCGTGCAACTCGCCTGGACAGGCGCAACAACGATCGTGGGCGCCTGGCAGGGGGCGGCGAACTTGGCGGTATATCGCCGGTAGCCGTTAAGCGTTACCGTGTAGGCAAGAACATCGCTGGTCGGCTCATGAGGATACCACCTAGCCCCATGGAGCGTGTCGCCTGAGTTGTTACTCACGTTCAGCCAATGAGAGTGCCCGCCTTCTACAACTTCGACTAGGGCGCCGACCCATTCATTCGTGGCCCATGACTTTGACGTGTCGATGAGGTAAGCGTAGCCATTGCGAGTCCACGCAGAGCCGATACCTGTGCTATTCCCGCTGGTGTTTGCGAGGGGGCCGAGCGTGGGGTTGCCGTTAGTTTCGAGCCGCCAGATAACAGTGGTCTCGGTGCTCACGTCTTCCAGGGCGGCACAGTTGACAACGACCTTCGAGATGCGGTCGCCGCTGCTGAAGTTCGGGCGCAAGGACTGATAGCGCTTGTTGGCGTCCGTGATGTCATCGCTGAAGGTCATCTCCAGCGCGGGCGCGTAAGTACGAGCCTTGAACTGAACCGTGCCCGTGCCGTCCACCCACAGGAAGCCGGGCTCGCTGTCGACGATCTTGCGGATCGCTTCCAGGCCGTTCTCGTCGGTGAAGGACACACGGTAAAGCGAGGTCTGCCCCACCTGGCAGGTGCGCCCGATGCGGTTGGCGTAGGGCACCATGTGGAGAGGGCAGACATAAAAGGTACTCGCTTGCTGGGTGGTGGTCACAACGCGGAGAGTCCGCTTCGTCGAACCGTTGTTAAGAAACGCCATGCCGCCGGGGTCTTTCCGCGCGTATTGCCAAGCGGCCGTACCAGTGATATTTTGATCGGTCAAATTGTATTGGCCATAGACATCATCCCAGAGCACCAGACGCAGACTTGCTGAACCTATGACGAACACCGAGGGCAGCCAGGCAGAGTTAGGGGCCGTACCCGCCGTCACGTCAAACTCGACGCCCTCACCCGCTGCCACATTCCCCGTGACCGCCTTGACGCAAGCGATGCCCTCGAACGGGGAGACGAGACTGCGGGTCATCGTGCAAGTGCCCACGGCGGCCCAGCCGGTCAAGTCCACTGATACGGTAGGGTTGGTGACGACCTCGCCGCGCTCGCAGAGGTCGAGCACGCGTTGCAGCGACAGGTCGCTCGTGCGGCCGTCAATCACGCCCATGTTGATCTTGATGCCCGCCGCGAGGCCAAGGATGTCCACCGCCTCTAGGAAGGCCAACTGTTCATCAAGGCCGGGCTCGAAGGAGAAATCAGAGATGAAGCCCGTAAAGAGACTGGTGGTGTCGGCCAGCCGCACCCGCTTGAAATGGTCGAGCCCGGTGATCGTCCCCTTGTAGGGGGAGAAGCGCCCATCGCCGTTGTCGAGGGTGAAGGTCGCCTTTCCGGGCTCGATGGCGGCAAGCGAGTGCTCGCGCCCACGGTTGATCACGGCGCGCTGGAGGTAGGCCGTCCAGTCCGTCTCGAAGACGCCGCTGGAGTCACCGTCGAGGTCAGCCGTGAGTGACCAGGTCATTAGCCGACCCGCCTCTTCAGCTCGGGCAGGATGGCGTCCACGATGGCCCGCTTCTCGCGCGCGTCGCCCAGGAAGACGGCGCCGGAGAAGTCGGGGGCGATAGTGTAATAGTTATTGGTGACGCCACCGCTACGGCCCGGCGGGATGATCGTTTCGCCCGCCTCCACGTGCACGAGGCCGCCCGAGAGGACGGCGCCGCCGTGCTGGGCGACGGGGACAGAGCCGAGGACGTTCTGAATGTCGACGAGCCTGTCGACCATAATGTCGGAACGGTTTTGAATGCCCTCCAGGTAGTAGGCGACGGTGCCCGTGAGCGTGGTCAGGATGTCGCCCGTAGACTTCTGGACGGTGACGCCCACCTTCGCCAGATCGCCGCTCACCTGGTCCGCCATGCCGGAGATGTCCACGTTGATGCTGCCCTGAGCGTCAGCGAGCACCTTTTCGATGCCAGCGAACAAGCCGGTTTCAGTACCGCCCGTAAGCGCCTTGATGCGGTCGAAGAGGGCCTGGGCGTCAGCGAGGGCGGCGGTAGCGGCGTCCTTGTCACCCCGATCCATCGCCGCGAAGGCATCGTCAATAGACTTGACGACGATATCGCCTCGCGCTTCCCAGGCGGTTTTGACCTTCTCATTGATGCCCGATTCCAGCGCCGCCGTGAGTTCGTCCTGAGCCGCCTTCAGGTTGTCGAGGATGGACTCGTGCAGGGTCATTCCTGCTTGCACATCCTCCATGTACTTCTCGTTGCGGGCCAGGAGCGTCAGGTACTTGGTGAGCTCTTCGCTCGAGCCGGTCCAGCCAGCCTTGATCTGGTTCATGGTGAACTCGGCGTAGCCGCCCATGTCCTCGAACCACTTCTCGAGTTCGTATTGGTCATCGCCGACGGTCAGGTTCTTGGTGAGGTCAACCTTCTCCGCCTTCAGCCGCAGCTCGTCCATCTCGACGCCGGCGGCGGCCAGGACACGGTTGATCTCTTCCTGGGTCAGCAGGCCACCACGGTTCACCTGATCCCAGATGCCCAGGCTTTGGGCCAGCTTCTGCACCATCGCCGTCACCGCGCCGGACGCGTAGCCGGTCTTGTCCATCTCCTTGGCCTGATCCATCATGGCTATCTTGATGTTCGTGATCTTCAGTTGGAGCGCATCCTGCTCCTGGGAAAGCCCGTGCGAAGCGTCTGAGAAGGCCCGCGTGCCGCGTAGGGCGGCGTTCTCCCATTCGGTCATAGCATCGGTGGAGGTGCGAATCTGCTCTTCGAGATCGGCGTGGGCGGCCTGGGCGTCTTCCAGGTAGCCCTTCAGGCTCGTGAGGTAACCTTCCTCATTGGCGATCTCGGCGTTAAGCACCGCCAGCCCCGCCGTAGCGGTGTCGCGCATCTGCCGGCGCAGGGCGGCGAGGTCGTCGTCCAGACCACGGAAGGCTTCGGCCGCGCCGCCGGCGCCGGAAGTGAGCCCGCCAAGGCCAGAGCCGAGATCGTGAAATGGCGCGACTGCTTTTTGAGCCGATGCCGCTGTTGCGTTCAACCCCCTGTTAAGCAGAAGCGCAACGTCTCCAGCGAGTCCAGCTTCTGCGGCGAGGCGGGCAGCATGACCAGCAGCCGTTTCAAACCGGATGCCTATGTCCTCGACACCTGAATCATCTATGTCTATCGACGAAGGCAGGCTGTCGATACTGAAGCCCAGCGCGTTGATGACCGAAATGGCCGCGTTGATGATGGGGGCAATTCTGGCGTACCAGGCTTCTATGAACCCGGCTAGTTCAGGCCAGATAGTGCTCCAGTTTGTATAGACAAGGTAGGCCGCCGTCGCGAGCCCAACGATGAGGGCGCCGATGCCGGTGGTGATGAGGGCAGCCTTGAGGGTCATGAGGCTGCCCGTTGCAACGCCAGCCGCCCCTGCCACGCCAAAGAGACCAGCCACGATGCTTGCCAAGTCCTGAACGAAGCTACCTACCTGAAAAGCCGCATAGGCGGCGATGATGGCATAGACGAGGGCGGGATGATCTTGGAGAAGACCAGCCACCGTAGTTAGCGAACTGGCGAGTAAGGGGACAAGGTTAGACGCCACATCCGCGAACATGGCGGCAAGGTCACCCAGAACGGTCAAAAGAGGCGGGGCAACTTCAGTGAGACGTTGGAAGCCGTTCTCCGCAAGGTCGAGCACGCCTTGGCCGAAGTTCCTGATATCCTCCTCGTGCTCCGCCAGATAGGCCCCGATCTTCCCGATGCCTTCTTCCATCCACGCTCGGATAGTAGGGAGCGAACTAGCGAACAAGGCCGTCAGATCGGTGAGGGCGGGCATGACCGCGAGCCCGAGCTGGACTTTGATTCCCTCAAACCCCGCCCCCAGGTCGCGTTGCGCGGCGGTGTAATCCTTGACGTCCTGAAGTGACTGTTCACTCAGGACCAAGCCGAACTTCTCAGCCTCCACGCCCAGGTCGTGCAGCCCTTCCGCGCCCTTGTTCAGGACAGGGATCATGTCCTTGCCCGACCGCCCGAAGAGTTGCATGGCGAGGCCGGTCTTCTCAACGCCATCGGGCATGTTCTTAAAGATGTCGGCGATCTGGGGCATGATCTGCCCCATCGACGCCAGTTCACCGGTTGCGGTGAATGCTTTGACGCCGAGGTCCGCAAGGATATCCCCCGTGGTCTTGCCGCCCGTGGTGACGCCCGTCTCTTCGTCTGAGACGCCCTTCAGTTTCTTGGCGAGGATACCGAGTGACGCGCTGGCGTCGTCGCCAGAAAGGCCGAGGTGCTGGAAGGCGAAGAGGAGCTTGGAGGAGTCTTCGGCGGTCCCGCCGATCTCCCGCTTGAGCTTGTTGACCGATGCCCCGAGATCCTGCGTAGTGGAAACGATAGATTCAAGCGTCTTGAAAGTGGCAAAGGCCCCAACAGCAGCGACGGCGGCAACGGCCAGCGTCTTTAGGGCGCTGCCGAGTCCGCCGGATTCTTTGGAGATGCCTTTGAGGCCGGCTGAAGCCTGGTCTTTAAGGGCAACCAAGATGGAGAGTTCAGCGTTAGAGGCCATGATTTACCTCAAACAACCGTCCCTGTGGTAGGCTTGGTACAGGAGGTGCGGTGATGAAGGAATATGACACGCACAGGCTTTTTGTCTCCTTCAGTGACGCGGTGACTCTAGGCCTTGGAATCGCCATCGGCACTTTCATGGCCTATCTCGCCATCGGCCTGATAGCGGGAGCGGCATTTATCATCTTCATCATCGGTGGGCGCTAGCCGCCCTTCCGCTGGTGCTTCTGGACTTCCGCCTTCGCCTCGTGGATCAGCATCAGGTCCTCGAACACGCGCCCCGGCAGATGCCCCAGGTGGCACCAGCAGAAGCCCGTGATCTCCATCGCTACGGCACGACGGTCAAGCTCTTTCGGGAAGCGCCCGCCCTTCTCGAACGCCGAGTAGAGGCGGGCGCGGATTCTTTTCGTTCCGTCTCCGTCCGAAGCGGGTTGAGTTCGTTGACAGCGCCCGAGATCTTGAGCAGCGTCTCCCGGTTCAGTCGCCCGATACTTTCCTCGCTAAGGGGTACGGCCTGACCGTCCGCCCCGAGTAGGTTCCAGGCCTTGATGGCAATGGACAGTAGGGCCTTGGCGTTCCGAAAGAGGACGCCGGTCCTCAGTTGACCAGTGGTCTCGTCAACGAGGCCGCTGATCATGCCCTCGACGCGAATCCAGTCGTCGGTGTCGAACTCCCGCTTGATGTCGACCCACTCGCCGTCTCCGAGATCGATCCGGTGCAGGTCGTCCTGGGCAACGAAGTGCCCCACAAAGCACCTCCTAAAGCGCTAGCCAGGCCAGCTCTCCTCGCTGCGTTCGGTCGTTAGGTTGCCGAGCCGTCCCTGAAGGCCACCATGCTCACGGCTTGATCTACGTCGATATATAGTTTTCCCGCGTCCGCTCCCGATGGGTTGTTGTAGTAGGCGGCGGGGAACGGCCCGAAGATGCCTACCTTCGCCGTCGCGAGCGTGGCCGTCTTGTCGGCAATCGCCAGCGCCTCGCTCAGCACCGTGACCGGCGTCTCGAAAACGATGTTGACTGTGCTTCCGGAAGCGTTCGAGATGACGATCTTCGTGGCACCGTCATTCACGACCGCAGCGTCGTCCGCGGCTGCGACGGCCTGGTATGCATTGGTGACGTTCAGGCCATCTCTGGAGGTCGCCTGGACGGTGAGTTCAGTCCTTGCCACCTTCCACCTCCTTGATCGTCCGCTGGGCCGCCGCTATCCGCGCCGCGAGGTTAGCCTTGCGGTCGGCAGCCAGCCGGGCAGCCTCGTCAGCCGCAACCTGTGCGCGCTCGGCCTCGGCCTGCGCGTCAGCCGCCGCCTGGGCGTTGGCCAGTGCCTTCGCCGCCGCCTTCTCTACCAGCACCACCTCGTCTTCCTTGTCGTCGGCTGTGCGGTAGAGCTTGGAGGCGAGCTTGGCCTGGTAGACCTTGGCGTCGGGCTCCTCGTGGTCCGACGCCGGCCAGCCGGGATAGGGGTCGCCGCCCCTCCAGATGAGATATTGTATTTTCGCCATGCCTACGCCTCCTTACGGGATCGTCGCGAGCGAATTGATGACGGCGATCTGAAGCACCTTGCTGGAGGTGGCGTCATAGACGCCTTCGAGGTGCATCTGTAGAGTGTCCTGGCCCTCGCGTTCGGCGAACGGCCCCATGAGCGAGCCCTCAGCGTGCTCGCCGCACAGGTCGATGGTGATCTTCTTGGTGGTGCTTCCCACGACTGAGCCGGGCACTTCCAGGCGAACGAACCGCTTCGAGCGGTCGCGGCTCTTCTCCTGCTCGGCGTCGGCGATGGTCGTGAACTCGAACATCATCGTGAGGTCGAACTTGGCCGGGCCGAACCTATAGGCGCTGAAGAGGCCGCCACTCGTCGGCAGGCCAGGCACCAGCCCAGTCGTGATGTCCAGGTTCATGTCGATCATCACCCCAGCCTTCGGTGTCACGCCGAGGTTCGCCCAGGTGTCGTCGATGGCGAGGGTCAGCTTGTCGCCGAGCGCCGGCTCCCACGTCGTGGGGATACCGAGGGTCGTGGGCGTGGAGTCTGTGACCTGGCGCCCAACGAGTCCCGCCTTGAGCTTCATGGGTTCGCCGATGGTCCGCGAGATATTCAGGGACTTGGCGAAGCAGTATTCGACCTCGCGGCCGAAAAGGGTGGTGCCGTCGTCGTTCGCACCTTCGATGGTGAAGGTGTCGGGGGCGGCGTCGTCGTCGGGGTCGAAGAGGTACGTCCAGGTGTATGCTCCAGAGCCTGAGACGCCCGAGACGCCACCCTTAACCCCCATCGCGAGGAAGTCGATGATCTCCTCGAACGTGCAGTCGCTGGAGTAGGTCAGTTCCGCGCCCCTGGCGACGACGATGCTGGTGCCGCCGTAGGGCACCAGGACACCGACGGGGTAGGCCGGCCTGTAGATTTTCGAGAGCTCTGTGAGCTCCAGATCGCCTATCCAGCGGCGGGTTGCGGGTACGGCAGTCCCGCGTATCGTCTCCTTGCCCCTCTGGGCCAGTCTCAGTGGGTAGATTGTTGTCGGCATTCGTTTCTCCTTTCCTTAAGCGAAGGCCCGAGCCTCCTTGATCGTGACGGTGAGCAGGAAGTCCATGCCCACGAACTCGCGCCCGGAATAGAGCCAGCCGCGGGCCTCTTCCACGTCCGGGCCAGCGATATGCGTCGCTGTGCCAGCGAGGGTGAGGTCGACATCGAAGGCGTCTACCACGGCCTCGCGGAAGGCGTCCACCAGGTCAGCGGCGCGATCCACCGCTTCGTCAGCCACGAGGCAGCGCATCCGCACGGTGTAGGTCTTGATGCGGAGCCCACCTCCGGCACGTTCCAACTTCAGAGCGGGCGGTAAGATGACGAAGCAGGGCGCATCCTCCACCGTTGCCGGCGGCGTCTCGTAGACGCGCAGGATATTGGCGTCCGTCGGGTCCGTGATCTCAATCGCCGCCAAGATGGCGGCGATTCGTGTTCGGGCGAGGCGCCAGGTCAAGCTACTTCCCCCGCTTGCCCGTCACCTGGGGCTGCTTCTGGGCCTTGTCCTTGCGGCTCTTCCCTTTGTTCTTCTTCTTCTTGCCCATCACTTCCCCTTCGCCTTCGGACAGCGCGGCCCTTCCTTTGTCAGCCAACCGACGTGATCGTCGAGCGGCTTCCCGCATTTCGCGCAGAAGCCCGCCTCGACTATCACACCCATCACTTGACCCCCCAAGCGGCCTCAACCCGCTTCTTCGATTCTTCGACCATCTTGGGCAGGGCCTTGTCGGTGTCCTTCGCCGCCCGCTCGAACATCTTGACGCCCTTGGTGCCGTGGGCCGCTATCTCGATCTGCAGCTTGTAGCCCTCGCCCTTGTTGATGAAACCGTGCGCTACGCCCCAGCGCTCGATCGACTTGATGGGCGGCGGCTTGCCGGCACGTCGGCCCTCCTCGACGGTCTGGGCAATACCCCAGATGGCGTGCGCGGGGCTGATCAGCGCCCGCATGGCCACGCCCTTGCCCGTCAACTCCATTCCCATACCGGCGGCCAGCGTGCCTTTGTCGACGGGGTGCGGCTTGGCGTACTCCCGCACCTTCTTCTTGGCGAACTCGCCGGCCTCTTTCACCAGATCACCCATCGGGTCGGTGACGTGGCCGAGCTTCTTAACGAGCTTGTCCAGGCCCTCGATTTCGACGGTGATGGCGCTCATGCGAAGCTCAACCCCTTCGCGTACGCCTGCTGTAGCCGCCAGAGGAGCGTCCTCACGTCAGCCAATTGCTGGTTGAAAGAGACGGCCGTGTCAATGTCCTGCACGGTCAGGGCGGCGCCGCCAAGATGGGCGTCCCTGAGTTGGCGGGTGATGCTGATCGCCGCTTCCTTGATCGCGCCCGGCACAGCCGGCCAACCGAACTTCGCCGTCACTTGGATCGAGCGCTGCTGGTCGGGCCACTCGGAGAGTTGGCCTGAGTTCGGGTTTACCTCCAGGTACTCCCAAGGGAAGGGTTCCGGGCCCTTGTCCGCGTTCGGCGGCCCCGGCCAGAAGTCGGTATCCAGAGTCAGCGCCGTCTCATCGCCGAACGAGTAGTCACCGTCCAGGTCAACCTTGACGATGAGGCCAGTGCTGGTGGCGATATCATCCGGCAGCCAGAGGCGGGTCTCGCCGTTGCCGTCGTAGACCCGCGTCACGACCAGCGCGTCCTGAGTGAAGAAGCGCCGCAGCCGCAGATCAAGGAACCGGGAGACGGTTAGGCCCTCGGCCTTGATAGCGTCGTCATCCCCAGTGTCACTCTTCCCGGTACGCGCCCGGTATTCTACGGGAAGGAAATAGGCGTCAGTGACGGCGGCCATTGCTCTCTAGCCTTTCCTGATGTTGTTGGTCAGTCTTCTAGCAGCCGGGCCCCACGGTGATGACCTGAGCGGCTGCCTGGGTCGGCGGAAGGCCGCCCCCGCCGTGCCGGCACCAGCGGATCGCGATGGCGCCCGAAACGCTGGCTGCGGTCGCCGCAGTCACGACGATGCGCAGATAGCGCTCGCTGGGCTCACACACCGAGATGACAAAGACGTTGTTGTCGTCGGTGTCGGCAAGCGCGACGATGGCGGCGCTGGTGATGTCCGTCGGCGATGCGAAGTTGGTAACTGTGTCCTTCTGAACCTTCGCGTTGAGCGTCCCGGTCGAAGCGATGTCGCCGACGGTCAGGATGAAGTCGCAGCCATCCCAGCCCATCATGTCGATAGCGACGCCGCTGCGGGCGCCGCTGGACGATGCAGGCAACAGTGCCTGGGCAATGAGCGCGTACTCGTAGATTCGATCTACCATCGTTTCCCTCCTCGCCGCTTCTTGGGCGGCTTCTGCATGGCGGTCTCGCCGAAGGGCTCAGCCGTCGCGGTCTCCGGCTCGGGCTCCTCTCTTTCTTCCTCTCCTGCCTCCTCCTCCGCTATCTCCTCTTCGGGTGGTTCGGGCGCATCCGTCACGAGTTCGGCCCAGCCGTCGCGGATAGCCGCATCACCTTCGTGCTTCGAGACGGTGATAATGGCGCCGTCCGGCCAGTCCGTACGCATGAGAATCACGGCGCAACCCTTCCGCCCGCGCTTCGTGATCCGAATCCTCATGTTTGCCTCCAAGCTGGAGCGGGCGGGGGTCACCAACCCCCGCCCGCTCTCGGTCGTCAGTGCCATGCCTACTTGTAGTAGCCGAAGGCGAAGCCGGCCGGGTGCCGCACTGCCACGTCCGTGTCGTTGAAGACGATGACGCGCACGGTGCCGGCGGTTCCGCCGCTGTACGGATCGACTAGCACGTCCAGGGAGCCCCAGGAACCCACGATCACGTCCTCCCAGTTGCCGAAGAAAATGAACGACATGATAGCCCCGGAACTGGCCTTGGTGTTGGTGGCGCCGATCTGGGCAGTGATCAAACACGGGTAGCCGTTGACCGGCGTGCCCGGACTCTTCGAATCCCACAGGAACTGCTCGCCGTAGGTGGCCGTGATCAGCGTCGACTTCATGACGCCCCTGATCGTCGGGTTGGTGATGTAGGCCAGGCGGCCTACGTCGGCGTTGGCGGTGGCGACGGTCGTCTCCAGTTCGATCACGGATGCCCAGGCGGTCGTGTCGCCGTCGGTGCCCGAGCAATCGACGACGCTGGTGGTGTTGAGGAGACCCGTCGGCTCGTTCGTGCCCGCACCCTGGAGGATGGCCTTGTCCAGCGCCAGAGCGACGGAGCGGGCCAGGTCGTTGCGGACCATGTTCTCTACATCGAGCGAGGCCTGCTGAAGCAGGCGCCGCGAGATGTCGATGTAGGCCGCATTCGTCTTGGGACTGAGCGTGACCTGCTCGAAGACTTGCGCGCCCTCAGTCGGGGCCGCATTCTCTGCCACCCAGTAGCTCGTCGGGCCGGTCGCCAGCCGCGGGATCGCCACGCTGCCCACGAGGCCGGTGAGATAGGTGACGCCCGCCTGGGCCATCACCATCTTGTTCACCAGGCGATCGATGAAGCTGGCCCCAAGGAGCTCGGTGCCGACCATGAAGCCACCGGCGCTCCCCGTGCCCTTGAGTTGATCGCGCTGTTCAGGCGTGAGCGGCTGCCGGCGCTGCATCCAGTCCATCGGCACGAAGAAGCCGCGGGGGTTCCTGCCCATCGTCTTCTCGACGGCGCGCGAGGCCTCCAGCTCAAGGCTGGCCTCCTGCCAGTCGCCGCTCGCCGCAGCCCGGATGGCCCGCATCAGCGAATACTTCTCGATCTCGGGGTCGGACATGCCGATGAAGGGCGTCGGCATCGGGCGCCCTGTCTTCGGGCCGGGCGACGCGAAGACGCCGTGCCTCTGGTTCAGCTCCTCTTCGCGCTTGATGCGCTGCTCGATGCTATCGCCCTGCTTGTTGGAGTCGTCGTATGACTCCTGCTCTTCCGGCGTGAGATCGCGGTTCTCCTTCTCGGCGCTGTCCACGATCTCCCGTGCCTTGTTGAGGTGAGCGAGCCGCTCCCTCTTCAACGCTTCGATGTCCAATGTCTTCCTCCTATGGAAAGGCCGCCCCCTTGGACGGCCCCGCAACTAGTAAGCCCAGAGGCGATTACGCCTTCAGGCGAACGTCCACGCGCCTTCGCAGGCGTCTCAACTTCGCCGAGTGGTCCAGTCCAGACCGGCTCGACGCTGATTCGTCATCTTCAGCGGCCCAGGTGATCAGTTCGTCCAGGGCCGCAGCGGCGTCCTTCAGGCTCCCGGTAAGCGTCTTGAGTTGCTCCAACCGCTTGCCCTGAAGGCGTCGCCCAATGCGCTGCTCCCAGTCCAGGAAATGGCGCACGGCCACGTCGGTGTCCGGGTAGGCAGGGAAGGTGACAGGGCCAACGTCCAGCAGGCGCGCCTCGATCACATCACGGCGGTTCTCGCCCTTCTCGTCATACCAGTGGTCCTTGACGGCGATGAAGCCGAAGGAGTTGCCGGTGACGTTCCGCTCCTCGATGTTGGTCAGGAGATCGCGGGCGTAGGCGGTGTCCGTCGGTGTCACCCGGAACCAGAGGCCGGATTCGTCTTCCCTTAGTTCGAGGCGGCCGTTGCTGGTGCGCCCCAGGACCATGTTCGGGTCGTGGTTGTAGAGGGACGGGACATCGCCGGATTCGCGCAACGTCTTCGCGAAGGCGCCCGGCATGATGCGCTCCCTGAAGGAGCCCATGATGGGAAGCGACCACCTGTTGAAGACGGCGCCGTGCCCCTCGATCCGTAGAGGTTGGCCCTCCTCGCGCAGGACACGCAGGTCGACCGTCTCCAGATCGAACATCCGCCGCTCAACGGCACCCTCTATGGGGCGCTGGCGCTCGTCTTCCGCCGGCTCGAATGTGCCGTCGTGTTCCTGGCAGTGGGCCCGAGCATCATCGGCGCCCCACTCGTCCTTCTTGTAGCGGAACGCCTGCTCGGTCAGCGTGTCCTCGCCCTTGAGACGCCCCATGATCACGTCGTATGTCTTGCCTTTGTGGTCACGGGAGACCCGGCGAAACGCATCGGCCTCGAAGTCTCCCGGCTCCCGCAACCGGCAAGCGTGCTCATTCGGGTATGGCATTATTCCCTCCTCTATCCCGGCACGATGCTGCATTCACAGCCAGCGTGCAGCGGTGGATGCCCAAGATCGACCGTCGTCGTCATAGGGCTGTCGGCCCCGTCCGGCTGAAAATCGGTGCCGGCGCTGATGAAGTTCTTCGTGATCTCACACGTCTTGCCGTCAAGTTCCGAGCAATAGGGGCAGGCGTTCCCAGAGGCCGACCACACCAGCTTCTCGATGCCCTCCAAGCGGTAGGTCTCCTTGGCAACGGCGTTGCCCGCCCGGACGGTCTCCCAGGCGGCGGTCTTGTCCGGCCGAGTCGCCTGCCATTCGGTGAAACGGTCCGCCAACGATGCGACTGGGTCGCCCGCTTGGGCCAAGGCGATCCCCGTCACGCTCAGAATCTGGCCCTGAGACGACTCGATCCAGCGGCTGGTGAACGATGCAATATAGGCCGCCATGAAGACCTCTAGCTCAGACGGCAACGCCTGATCCGCCCGAACATCTCCTGACGCTTCGGCATGAACAGCCTCCGCATAGGAGAGCAGGACTGGCCCCATCTCCCGCCGGACAAACTCCTCGTGTTTCGCGTAGAACTCGGCTAGGCCAGCGGCGAATGATGTGCCGTTGCGGCTTACGAGTTGGGCCTCCGCCAATTTCAGGACCTCAGCCTTCTCCCGGCGGATGAGGCGCTCTGTGGCCAAGGCGAATATTCGATAGTAGGCGCCAGCCAACCGGCGCCGGCCAACGACAGAACGCTCTTCGCGCTGGCCGACTGGGGCGGGCCGGGGCGTGCTGCCCGCTGGCACCATGTTTAGGGGCACCAGGTATTCGTCGCCTCCGTCGATGGGATTACGGTTCTCCATTTCCAGGATGTCGTTGGCGCTGAACCATCCCCACTGCCGGCCGATGGCATAAGCCTGATAGCGGCTCACGGTGTCGCCGCGTAGCAGGCCATCCACCAAGAACTCGGCGAAGACAGCCGACCGCTGTTCGCGCGGGATCAGTTGCGTCAAGATGGCCTGCTCCCAGCGCACGAGCCACGGCCGCAGACAATCGACGACGTACTCAAGGGCCTGCTGCTCTATGTTGGTGAAGGTTGCCCGCTCGAGGTCACCGATCTTGTGAGGTGGCATCCGGTAGAGGCCGGCGACCTCGGTTCGCTGGTACTTGCGCGTCTCCAGGAACTGAGCGTCCTCCGGCGGGATCCCCACCTCGTGAACTTTCATGCCCTCTTCCAGAAGTGCGACGCGATGAGAACGGCTGAGGCCCTGGTGCCGGCCTTCAAATGTTCCCCTGACACGCTTGTACGCCGTATCGCTCAGGGTGCCCGGGTGCTCTAGGATGAACCCAGGCCGCGCATCATTAGCGAAGAAGCGGCTACCGTATTCTTGAGTAGCGAGCCCCAGGCCGATTGCCTCGCGGGCCAAGCCTACGGGCGAAATGGGAGTCACGCCATCGAGCGTAAGCCAGAAGACGCGAAAGACCTGCGAAGCCCAGAGGTCCACGCCCTGGCGCTGGCCTACTTCATCGATGGACGGCGAGCTGACGTGATAGAAGAGTTGACCTTCGGGGGTACGCCTGGCCTCCATCCGCCAGGGCGGGATAGGCCAGAGTGCTATCGGCCAGCCATTTTCGGTCACAATTTCAGCGTAGCCGCCACCCCATGTCGCGGCGTGCATCTGAAGCATCGAACGAAACATGAATGAGTCCTGTTCGGGATTGGGTTGGGTGTGAAGCAGATCATACAGCGGATGGGCCGTCGCCCGCTCCTTGCCGCGCGGTTGTAGACGCCGATAGGTGATGAGCGGCAAAGACGCCACGTCTTCCGCCAGGACCCGCGCACAGGCGAGCACCGGGATGTAGGTCAGCGCCTTCCTTTCGCTGACTGATATGCCGGTCGCCGTCTGTATTTGTATCCCAGCGTTTGCCAGGACAGAGGTAGCGGCGTTGAGTTGCCAGGCCCGCCGCTCTTGCCGGGCCGTCCAGAAGGGTATCCTCATGCCTGTAGCACCTCGCTAAACATGCAAAACACCGCGATCTTCATAGACGGAGCGGTAGGCGGTAGCCTTGGCGCCGCTCTTGATCGCATCCATCCTCGCTTCGTTCGAGAGCACAGCCGCCATCGCCGCATCGATCTTGAACGGCGAGTCCCAGCGTTCTTTTTGGATGAGGCAGAGCCTCTCCCCGTCTTCATCGCGGAGGTTCAGCGTCCTCTTGCAGGCGTTGCCGATGTGCCGGGCCAGATCCTCGTTCCCGTCATGCGACAGTTCGCCCGCCTGGATCGCCGTCGCGAAGGAGCGTAGGGAGTAAGCCATCTGCGCGAGCCGGTTGGTATACCAGGCCATCACCCTCTGCCCGCCGAACTCGCCCGCCCATTTTGCGACCGTCGACTCCCAGTAGTGGGGGTCGGCATAGAGTCGCCAGACCTGCCAGCGCTCAAACATTTCGTGAACCACGGCGTCGACCTCGGCCTCGGGCACCTCCCAATCGTCGCCGGCCGTCAGTGGTTTCTCCCAGAGGCCGATGAGCGCCTGGTGGCCTGTCTCCACTTCCGTGATCACGAGCGCCGTCGAGTCATGGAAACGCGAGCCGTCGAATCCGCCTACGATCAGCGCGCCGTCGGGGATGATGTAGCCGGGGTCCGCCAGTTCCTTCCAGCGCTCCACGTCGAAGGCTTTGTCGGAGGCCTGAGAAGGCCGGTTGAGCCAGACATGCTCAAGATGGGCGCGATCGGCCTGGGGGTCCTGCCACTGCTGGATGATGCCCTCGATGTCCGACCAGTCCGCCACGGGGCCAGAGGCCTCTAAGACTGCCGCCCGCAATCCATCGGGCGTCGTGAGGTCGTGGCCATCCGAGGCTTGGCGGTGGAAGAAGAACAGCCGCGCATCGGTCAGGTGCCCCTCGGCAATGGCGCGGGCGTATTCCATCGTCCCTTCGGCCACCGAACCCTCGCCCGGCACCGGCGCCGTCGTCACCTCAAGCGCCCACGGGTCTGCCGCCATGCGCTTCGGTAGGTTCGCCAGCATCGTGCGATGAGCGTTCTTCAGCCGCGGGAGACTGAACAGCCAGGTCTCATCGAAGACTTCGAAGGTCGTGCGGGCACCCTCGCGGGCACTGGGTGCCGTCGCCAGCGCCACGGCCTTCCCATCGCCCTTGCGCCGAACGATGCGCTGAAGGCCGATGTCGAAGTCCTGGGCCAGCGGCCCCTCGCCGAGCACCACGAGCAAGGTCGCGTAGCAGAGCTCGTCGCTCTGTTCCTCGGTGTAGGCCACGAGGGGGATGTAAGGGTCGTTGACGGGCCCGCCGATGGGCTCCCCGTCTTTCTGCCAACCAGTGCATCGCACCGGGGCTTCGGGGTGGAGTTCGCAGGCCACAAGCCACGCCGCCAGTTCCGTCTTCGCGCTACCCTTGCGGAGCGAGATCGCGACCCGCCGAAAGCGGCGCCGGCCAGCCTGTGCGTGGCCGAGGGGGTATATCTCGTATGCCCTATAGATGAGCGCCCTCTTCTCGGAGTCTAGCCGCGCGGGCTCACCGCGCAGGTCGCCGGGTCCATGCACAAGGTTCTCAGTGATGAACTCGCAAACCTGTTGCCCGAGCGTCGGGTACGGCTCTTCGTCCAGCGAGGGGACGCAGAGGATCACCTTGCCACCATCCTCAACAGATTCCTCGGGTCGCCCTCGCTCGGCGGCGCTAGCGGTCGGCGTTTCTTCTCGGCCGCTTCAGCCTTGGCGCTTTCCCATTGGAGACGGCGCCGGTCAAGCGGCGTGAGACCGTAGGCGGCTTGCTGCTGGCGGATCTCCCCCGCTAGGGTCGTTGTCGGTTCAAGCCAGAACCGATCGACTAGGACGGCCAAGCGATAGAGGCCGTGCGCGTCGGCCTTGACGAACTGGGCGGCCATCGGGCTGTGCCACACGTCCCTCCACCAAGCCAGCGTCATCGAATGCCACTCGCGATCCTTTGGCAGCGAGGGCGCTCGCTTGCGCCCTTCGCCCTCAGCCCGTAGCACCGCCGCGGTCGATGTGCGGTTCTTGCGCTGGCGCAGGTGGGCGGGCTTAGGAGGTGGACCCTTCATGCCGTCACCTCCGAGAATCCCAGCCGGAGTTGTCCTGGCCCTCGCGCTTGCCTCATCGAGCAGGTCCTCGGAATCTTCTTAGTCGTCATATCCACACCCGTACGCTAAGAAATCTAGC